GACCTGTGAAGTCTGTGGTGAGCCCGGCGAAGTCAAACAATCCAAGAGTGGCTGGCTCACCAATTCATGCGAGAAGCACAATCAATGAAGACGTTTGTCTACGATGGAACAGAGGTGAGGAAGACGGGCCGCATTGCTGTCAGGCAAATCAAACTGGCTGGTGGCAAGACCCGCGATATGACAATCTATGAAATCACCCCAGTAGCCGATTTCGACTGGAAGAAGTGGGTTCCAGATGAACAACTTTACGAGGTGCAGGAGGGAACCGATGCGAACAACTAAGTACTACCAAGTCTCAAACCTTCAACTTTTCATCATGGCCGTGCTGGTAGGCGTTATCGCCGCAGCCCTTATCACGATAAATACTACCGTACGGGACTATCTCCAGCTACCAGTGGTCACAATGGCAAGTGATGACAAATGTGTAGCCGTTGCAAACTACCGCAATGGCGAAACCTTTACGTGTAGCGACGTGGGAACTGTCCTGCGTAACTACCGCGTGAAGAAGAACTGATGTCAACCTACATAACCTTTCAATGCAGCGTTTGCCGTAGAACGAAAGACATTCTAAAGGACAACGTTCATGTTATCCCAAACCAGTGCACCATTACGAAAGGGTGTGAAGGCCGTCTTTTCAAGATTGGAGAGAAGCCTTTTCTAGAGACGGTAGCTCCAGTAACAGGTCTTACTGACTGGTATGCCCGCGGTAAGAAGCCGTCGGTCACAGAGGTTCAGAACGTAGATTCGACTGTCACCCTATCGACATCATCTACGGGATCGATTACACTTGCACTACAACAGACGAGAGCTCTAACGTTAGCTAGACCCAGCGTAAAGCTAAAGCTAATTCAACGTCGCGTGGAAGACGTAGGCTACCAGCAATACCTGTTCAAGCCAACTATAGCAACGCCCACGGTATCCGGGAGAGACGTTACTGGCAAGAACATGCGCTTCGATGCACTAGCAATTAATGAAGGTCGCGTGTTTGTTCGAGTTGATGGAGTATCACGATTCGTTGGGACCTCTGCAAATGAGATTCAACTTACCCCAAACATCATCACTTTCAACACCCCGCTTGCCGCTGGTGCAGTTGTCGATGTTTTAGTGTACGCCGAAAAGAATACGATTGAAAGAATCCTGACGTTTAACGCTAACCTAACCACCGCTATCTCTGTTAATAGTGGTTCATGGGAGAACGTTTCATATGTTAAGACCTACGGTGCATCTGGGATTCTTGATGCAGAGTCTTGGTGGTTGTACACCGCGCGAAGCGTAAGTGGGATTGGATCATCGTCTCGTATGAAACTCGAAGGCGTCTATGATGCAGCTAATACAGCGCTCTTCACCGGTTCACAGCTAGCCAAGGTTAGATTCTTCCTTGCATCCTCACCATACGAAAACGTAGACAGGTATCTTAACTTTGTGGTAGAGGCATCCAAGCTCCACGAAACGTTCGCCCTATCTTCAGTGATGACAGATAAGATTGAGCTTTTCGCAGATGCACATTCGCAGGTAGAGCTATACCCACCATTGCAGCTCTACATGTCGTCGAACCCTCTGATTTCATCATTCACTAAAAATGATACAATAACAACAAATACCAATATCCCAACAGATACGTCATCCGTGAAAAAATCTGGAACAAAGATCATTGGGCCCGTATGATTGCTGATAAGATCTTGCCAGCCTTCTACCTCCTAGAGGTAGAAGGTGATGCTGTAAATTCAATCGTTGCTGGAAATTTTGGCATTGAGCGAATTGCACTGGGATCTAAGGACTTTCCTTCTGATCTTGATGCACATACAGCCTTAGACAAAGCGATCAAGTTTATTTTAACAGGACCCATCGACGCATCAGACGTTAGTGAGACGATTGAGTACAACCCAGAGTTCTTCCCATCATCTACGTTCACGCTCTCAGAAGAACAGAAGCAGGAAGCTGCTGATGCTGAGGAGTATGCTGATCAAATGGATGAATCTTTGGCGGCCATGAATCAAGTTGCCGTCGTCATCACTCGAATGTTTGATCCTGTTGGGGACTTCGTCTCAATCAGAAAGACTATCGAATCCCCCACGCTCAAAGTTCAAGGAAAGATCGCAGCTAACCCGCAGCACTACGTCCGCGCAAAGTCCATAGACAAAATGATCGCCAACACCACGCCGCCGCTTGAACACAGCAAGACAGAAAACTTGAGGATTCATTGATGTATGGACTGAACTACTCATATGATGTTAGTGTCACTAGAACAGCAAACATCTTTGCATCTGGGGCTATGAACGGTGATCTTCCGGGTTGCATAGACATGGTCATCTCGTCGAAGAAGTTTGGCTCGTATGAAGAATGTGCCACCGCGTTAACGCAACTTTTATCAGTCCTGGGTACAACAGAAGCACAAATCTCTAACAAGAACTTCGTAATTGTCACAAAAACTAATCCTCTCTTCAGCACCACAGAGGCGCCAAAGAACGACGAGGAATGGGACCGTCTGACCATCATGCGCGCCTACGTTGCTGATGTTGATGTTCTGCAAACGCAACAACAGCTCAACTACAGCATCGTTGGACAGCTGCGCATCAGCCAGGAAAGCATTGACGCTATCAGGAATCTCAATCCTGAGAAGCTTCAATAACAGGACACCGTTTATTTTCACGTGCACTTGCGTTATAATGTAACGTGCGTGTCTAACCGTCACAAGGAGAAACATATGGCAAAGAATGCTCTCGCCACGGCCGGCAAGAAGCGTCAATACGTTGCAGTGGCCACCATTCTAAAGGATAATAGTCAACGTTCGCGCCTCATGAACTACATTGATGAAACAGTTCGTTGTAAGACGAAAATTCTCGATGAACAAGAATCGATTCGCACTCTTCGCGATGCTGCTGTTGAGGAACTCAACATCGAACCAAAGTTATTCGTTGCGCTTGTCAACATGGCGTTCAACAACAACTATGAGCAGCGCAAGATGGAACTCGAAGCTCAAGTTGAAGCTATTGAAGCTCTCATGGGAACAGGTCTCAACACTTCTTCGGATGACGAATGATGCTTACTATCGTGGTTGAACTGAGAATAGATAATCCATCTATCCAACTAACTAAAACTGAAGCCTTTCAAATCAAGGAAGAGGTTGAGCAGCGGTTGAAGAATCCAGCCCTTGCGCAGTACCTGCATTCCCTCGGCAGCTTCCTTGATCAAGAAGTTGTGAAGGTGGTTCATACAATAGAGCATGACACGAGACAATAACAGGAACTATGTAGCAGCATGGGTTGACTGGGCTTCGGACAAGATCGTTGTCCTTGAGCGCGACCAAACTGGCACTCTCTTCAAGAAGCGCTATAACCCTCCGTACTACTTCTATGTGCCCGATGATGAAGGTACCTACACCTCCATCTTTGGACATAAGCTTATTCGCGCTGAGTTTGATACCCGCGACGAGTATGAAGCCGCCAAGCGCGCCTTTTCCAATCGTTTCGAATCAGATATCCCGCCTCTCAAGCGGGTCCTGATGGATTACTATTATGATCGTCCAGCTCCTCCAGTCCAGTTCGCTCTGCTAGACATTGAGGTCGATTACGCGCAGAAGATCGGCTTTGCTGGTCCTACGAATCCCTACGCTCCCATCAACGCTATTACAGTTTACCAGTCTTGGTCAAAGCGGTACCTCACCGCCGTCATCCCTCCACCTGTTGACAATCCAAACGGCGAAGGAAAGATTCGCTGGACAGAACTTCCAGGCAACAACGTTGCGAAGCTTGAGGCTAAGATCAATGAGCTGATTGCTCAGAAGAATCTCCGCGAAGGCATCATGCCCGAGATTCACATCGTTGGAGATGAGCTTGAGTTGCTTCAGCTAATGCTTGAGTGGATCTCGGAAGCTGACATCATCTCTGGCTGGAACTCGGAATTCTTCGATATCCCGTACATCTGTGAGCGACTTAAGCTAGCGGGTGGTGACTCGATGCTTGCCAGGATGGAATATCCTGGAGTTCGTCCTCCTAAGAAGGAGACGGTGAATCGCTTTGGTTCAGAAGAACCAATCTACAAGTTTACTGGGCGGTGCCACCTCGATTATCTTCGTCTGTTTGAAAAGTTTACATTCGAAGGTCGCACGTCGTACGCTCTTGGCAACATCCTGGAAGAAGAGGTTGGAATCGGTAAGCTCGAGTACGAAGGTACCCTTGAGCAACTGTACCATAATGACTTCCCAACGTTCGTAGCTTATAACTTTCGAGATGTTGACGGATTGGTTCAGCTTGATGGCAAGTTCAAGTTCATCGCGCTTGCAAATCAGATGGCGCACGAGAACACAGTTCCATTTGAATCAGTGCTTGGCACGGTTGCCTACGTAGAAACTGGCATCATCAACCATGCGCACTACAAGCTCAACAGGATCGTCCATGACAAGCGCATCAGTGAACACGACAAGGTTGAAGGCGCTATCGTGTTGACGCCTAAGATCGGTCTTCACGAATGGATCGGTTCAGTCGACATCAACTCCCTATATCCCAACACAATTCGCTCTCTCAATATTTCTCCTGAAAAGATCGTTGGCCAGTTCGAAGCCAAGGAAGAAGCTTGGCGAGCCATCTGGGAAGGAACATCTCATCGCATCTGCTTTACGTTTGAAACAGGTGAGCAGCACATCGCCCCAGCCATTGAATGGAAAAAAGTTATTCACGAACAGAAGTGGGCGGTGTCGGCTTACGGTACCGTCTTTGATCAGTCTAATGGACGTGGAGTTGTTGCCGACATCCTAGGCTATTGGTACGATGAACGCAAACGTCTACAGGCAGAAAAGAAGAAGTACGGCAAGCTTGTCAGGGAGGAGAAGGATCCTGCCAAGAAGGCAGAATACCAACGTCAAGAAGAACACTACGATCTTCTTCAGCTAACCAAGAAAATTTCCATGAACTCGCTCTATGGGGCTCTACTGAATGTAGCATTCCGCTTCGGTGATGAGCGCATGGGCGCTTCAGTTACGGCTACTGGCCGTCAAATCACCACGCACATGATTGAATCGATCGGTGAGTTCTTGACTGGTAAGCGCGATAAGCTCATCAAAACAACCAGCTTCGACAAGGATGGTCGCCCTGTTCACGAATATCATTCTCCTTCTGAAGCCATCATATATGGCGATACTGACAGCATCGATGGTAAATCGCTTGTGAGAACTTCACATGGGAACGACTTTATTGAAGAACTGTTCGCTTCTATGCCAATGAAATGGGGTATTGGCGATAGGGAGTTTGCCTGTATTCAGGGATTGACAACACCATGTCTTGTTGATGGCAAAATCGCGATGAAGCCCGTAAAGGCAATCTATCGTCACCGCGTGAGCAAACCAAGATGGAAAGTGACATTGGAAGATGGACAATCGGTCATTATGACTGATGATCACAGTATCATGGTGATGCGTGATGGTAACCTGATTGAGGTAAAGCCATCCGCCGTAAATAGGGATACTGATATCTGTGTCTCTATAGGAACAAAGTCATGATAACTTGCCAAGCATGTGGAAAGCAATTAAAGGCGCTCAAGCACACTCACAGCAAATGCGCAAAAAATTGCCGCGATAAAGAAAAGGGGATTTGACGTGATTACAGTATGGGAAAGTGACTACATCTCCAATCCATCTACCGTGATACAGGAGGTAGTGTCGTGGATCAACAGCTGACCAAGATCTCAAGCGTTGAGAGGCTTGATGACTTTGATGATGAATACGTCTATGATGTAATAATGGAGGATGCATCTACACCGTACTTCTTCGCGAACGACATCCTTGTCCACAACTCATGCTACTACAAGTGCCTCGGTGCAACTGATCGGGCATCTGCCATCGAGATCGCTGACCTTGCTGCTGAGACAGTGAACTCTTCATTCCCAGCATTCATGCGGGATGCGTTTAACTGTCAGGAGGAATTTGACGTTCTTATTAAGGCTGGCCGCGAAATTGTTGGTACGCGTGGTCTCTTCCAAGCCAAGAAGAAGTACATGATCAAGGTGACAGACCTTGAGGGCAATGAAGTCGACAAGATGAAGTCAATGGGATCGGAGATCAAGAAGGCAGACACACCTAAGATTATTCAAAAGTTCCTCAAGGAAACAGTCGATATGATCCTGAGTGGTGCGTCATATGACGACATCTGCGAGTACGTCAATAATCAACGCAAGGCCATCCTTAAGAATCGTGACAATGTGTTTCTCTTGGGGGTTGCCAAGCAAGTAAATAATCTAGACAAGTACGCGGCTGAATACCAGAACCCCGGCACTCAGCGCAGCGAAAGTGGTGGCAAGCTAACCATTCCAGGACATGCCCGGGCAGCTTGTAACTTCAACTTTCTACTTAATCAGTTCGACAAGGGCGCGAAGCCAATTAGATCTGGTGACAAGGTGCTAGTGTTCTATCTAAAGCCTAACCAATTCAAATTTGAATCGATCGCCTTTCCGGCAGAGTTCACGAGGTTCCCAGATTGGTTCACCGAGAACTTTCAAGTTGACATCAAGAAGACAGAAGAGCGAATGTTTGACAGCAAGCTATCTGGTATCTTTGAGGCGCTAGGTAAGGATGTTCCTTCACCCCAATCAGTTCTAACAAACCGTCTAGTGGAGTTTTAAATGGAGATGTCGCAAACGCGCCCAAAAATCTTATCCTTGATGATTCATATTTCACATTCTACAACACGGACACATTCACTATGAAGCTAACAGCTGAAGATACCAGCAATCTCCAAACAATCCTCGCGACCTGTGCCCTTGGTGGCATCGAGTCAATTGTTATCGAGGATGGTGTTCTTCGAGGCATCAATGAAGCTAAGACGTGTGGTCTTATCTCCAATGTCTCAGTGCCAAAGTTTAAACAGAAGATCGGTCTGTCTCGTCTAAGCAGCCTAAAGCAGCGTCTTGATCTGTTCGGTGCTGGTGCTGTAATTGATGCCAAAGAGACAGAGCGCGGTGAGATAGCTTCACTTAACATCTCCACTGGTCGTAGCAATGTACAGTTCCGCTGCACGTCAACGATGCTTATTAAGGCACCGAAGAAGTTCAACGATGATGCGTTTTCTCGTGTCTTTGTGACGAAGGCAGAGCTGAAGATGGTGCTTGACGCTATCAAGGTCATGGGCGCTAAGAAGATCGCGCTTAGCGTTCGTAAGGACCGCACCGTTACATTTGAACTATCTGATGCTTCCAACGACTCTTTCAGGCTTGATTTGGAAAATCCAGCTGAACGTCTCTCTGATGAAGACGCTGATTCAGTGGTTCACTACTATCCAGCTGATGTGTTTACCAGCATCATGCGCTCGCTTGCCAATGATACCAATGCATTTGATGTTGGTGTTATCGGCATTATTCAGGTCGTTGTAAACGGCCACAATGTAAGTCTATTGCCTCAAATCAATGAGGACGGGGAGGAAGACAATGAGTGAACTGTCAAACATCGGCGAGCTAACAGATGCTCTTACAACGATACGCGTCCAAACCGATCGCATGCTTCAGATGGCAGAGGATCTGAAGAAATGGAAAGTTGAATGGACGGTAGAGATTGTTCCGTCTACGTTTGAGATCAAGGTTACCGCTATGAAACCTTTTGGAGGTGGTGGTGTTATCAAGACGATCTCAAAGGAAGACGCGCTTTACTACCAAAACGATCCCAATTCTCTGGCAGATTCTGTCGCTGAAGAGGTGTTTGATGCCATCCTCAAAGACGTTTTCAGAAAGGAGCTGCGTGACAAACTATCGCGCGCCCTTCTAGTGGCATCAAAGATGGATGAAAAGAGACAATGAAATCTAGCAAGTTAATCGTCGCGGAGGAATTGATCCGCTCTAAGTCGAAGCGGCCGTGGGCATGCTTTGAAACCAACGGCTTCAGTGAAGAAGGTCTTGGTATAGCGATGAGGTGGAATCCCGCATTCATCAAAATGCTACACGAGAACGGCATTCAGGGAGCCAATGAACAAGAGACGATTCAGTTATTCTTTTTGTTCATGTCAAGCCAGGTTGCAGCTGGGGTTGGTGGCGAATCGGATGTTGTCAATCCGTCCGGTACGCCAAATTTAACCAGTGAAGCTAACATGTTCGTGCGATGAAGCAGGTACGCACAGAAAGGCTTACAGAGATCGCCGATGAGGTTATGAACCTTCTCCAAACGGGTAGCCGTCTTTGAGCTCCCATACGACTCCGCCGATGGCACTGGAAACCCGATTACACAGAAGCGGTAACAGGGTTATAATGAATCCTAACCTAGGAAATCTATGAAGCGAATGATCGTTGATACCGCCAACATACTCTTTCGCGTGGCGGCCGCGCATGGCAAGAACGTACAAACTGGAACCCCAGAAGAACGAGCTGGCCTCGCCATGCACATGGCGCTCAACACTTTGAACAAGTATTACAAGAAGTTCGCGCCCGATCAGCTGGCTTTCACGTTTGAGGGTGCGCGCAATTGGCGCAAGGACTATACCAGGTCTTCTGAGTGCATCTCTGGAATGGTCTATAAGGCAAATCGCGTTAAGGATCCTTCAATGGAACCGTTCTTCGAACTGATGAAGGCCTTTGAAGATCTTGCGCGTAACCACACGTCACTCGTCTGCCTATCTCACCCTATCCTTGAAGGCGACGATCTTTTCGGCGGATATGTTCAACGCTTCACCGCTCAAGGCGATGAGGTCATCGGTATCTCTGGTGACAAGGATTTTGTTCAGCTCTGTAAGCATCCCAACTTCATCCTCATCAATCCTGATACTGGCAAGCCGCGCACAGTTAAGGATGTCTGTGGTGTAGATGATGCAACCTTCTTCATGTTTGAGAAAGCATTTCGCGGTGACAGGGGCGATAATGTCTTCCCCGCTTACCCACGTGTTCTCAAGAAGCGCCTACTTAAGTGCTTACAAGATGAGTACGAGCTGACGAAGATTATGAATGAAACGTGGGCATTCACTGACCCTGAGACCAATGTAACTAAGGAATTCCGCGTTGGTGATCTATTTGAAGAGAACAACCTTCTCATGAACCTCGAGCGTCAACCACCACACATTCGTCAGACCATCGATGAGGTGTTAGACTATGAGCTTGTCAATCATGGCAAGTTCTCGCTCTTTCACTTCACCAAGTTCTGTGGCAAGTTTGGATTGAAGCAGATTGCTGAGAACTCTGAAAAATTCGCCAACATGTTCAGCGTTACAGGCCAACGTTCTCCCCACAAGGCCGAGATGGAAGCGAAGCGCAAGACGCTTGTGGAGTTCTGATGACGAGGATGGTGGGCGCATGATGTTATATCTACAGGGCCATGAACGTTATTGCGAAAAGTTGATTGAGATGCGCAATGTATCCTGACCAGTTAGCCTAAGTTTCTAATAAATACCTGGTGCCGTTCAGGCATTCAGGCAATTGTCGTTATGGGGTTTTCAAAACGTAAGCACGTTATCCCCGAATATCAAAAGGAGACTTACCATGGCCCAAGTCAAAGACACCATTGAGCTAACACCTACTTCCCTCCCGCACATCTTTCTATGTGACGTTGATGATTCAGGTCTTCTGAAGGAAATCATGCTCGTCAAGAAGTTCAAGGATGGTTCCATCTACTACATCGAAATCGACCCACTGCACAATATCGACAAAGGTCGTATCAAGAAGATCGTTTCACAGCCACTTGCCGACAAGCAAGAAGGGTGGGAAGTCCTTGCTAGCGCTAAGCTTAGTAACGGTATGAATGCTCTAGACTTCTTCCATAGCAACAACGTTCGTGTAAAGCGTCCAAAGGGCGCGCGCGCGACAACTGGTGGTCTTGAGACCATCGCGGCCTACGATAGTGATAAGATGATTGGCGCAGACTTCACCAACCCAGCCGAAGCCCGCCTCGATCCAACTACAAAGAACTTCCGCTAAGAAGTCTCGAATCTCCTTGCATTTGTCCTGGGGCCTGAGGAAACTTAGGCCCCAGTTTTTCTTTTCGAAGACCGTGATACAATTTAACTTAATGACCGACGATAAATACTTATTATCCTTATAAAATCGAAGTGATCATCCAAGCTCTGCTCCCTCAAAGAAAGTAGACCGAACCCCTAACAAGGAGAGGAGAAACCCAATGAAGTTGAGCAACTTCATGCTATCGATCGTCGCTTGCCTAGCACTAGGCGCGGCGGTCGGAGCAACAAACTTGGTGATCCCGAATGCACCAACATCTGTCATCAACATTCCGGCAGAAGAAGGAGTTTCGGGCGGTGGATTTTCCGTCAAGCTACCAAGCAAACTAACCCATAGGCAGGCAGAGCTCCTGCGAATGGCATATGACATCGCAAAGAAGGACGGACACGAGCACCCACAGATTCTACAAGGCATCATCCTTCAAGAATCACACGCTGGTGAACTGGGCTCTTATAAGGTTGCGGGCCAAGAATTTGGTCTTCGCACTAATGAACGCTATTACGGTGTAGCGCAGATCAAGCTAGTCGCGGCAAAGGAGGTGATGACACGCTATCCAACGCTTCGCGATCAGTTTGATTTTCATACTCGCACTGATGAGGAGATCATCGCTAAGCTGATAGAGAACGATGAGTTCAATCTAAGCATTGCAAGCAAGTACCTTCTAGTTTTGCGGGGCATGGGATATGATACAATGAAACAATTAGCTCTAGCGTACAACCAGGGACCTGCGGGCGCGCGACGCGCCAATCCCAGCACCAACAAGTACTCAACAGGCGTCATGACATATATCCAAAAGCTAACCGGTAAATGATCAAGTCAATGTCATTCGTTGGTGACCAGCAGCTCTTTTAGCTACGACATTTAGTGTCAAGCTTTTGAGAGCTGCTTCTCTTTTATAGTGCTCAAGCTTCGGGATTTTCTATCAGTAACTCATACCATTTGGAATACTTGTTGTGTTTAAACAGCAGAAGCTTGCTGATCTGATTGGTGATCATGTTCACTTCAAACTTATTTCTACGGGATGGTTGGCGGGGAAGTGTGCTCTCTGCAATGACTACAAAGAACGCGCTGGTTTTAAGTGTGACGATGATCAGGTTGTTTACAACTGTTGGAACTGTGGCACAACTGCCCGCTACGAGGAATTTTCAGGCAACATCTCGAAGAAGTTTCGCGGAATCCTCAACGCATATGGTATTGATGATTCCGAGATCAACGCAGTTGTCAACACAGCGTTCTTTAACAAGAAGGATGAGGGTGAAAAGAAGATCACTCTCGCCGCTCTAACTAAGATAAACATTACGACTCCTCCTGTAAAGCTACCTCCCAAGAGCATGAAGCTTGGTGCTACAGGTGAGTTCATGCAGTACCAAGAGAAGCTTGCTCAATACCTGATAGATCGAAAAATCGATTTACTTAAGTACCCATTCTTCTTTTCACTTGAGGAACGCTTTCTCAATCGCATCATCATACCATTCTATCGCAATGGTAATCTCATCTACTGGCAGGCACGATCAATCATTGATGGCGAGAAGAAGCGCTATGACAACTCTCCGATTGGGCGAGAGGCTGTTATGTTTAACTTCGACAAGCTTTACACGCACTCGCCGCTTCCGTTGTTCGTGGTTGAGGGCGTGTTCGATGCGATGCCTTTTGATGGAATCGCCATCCTTGGCTCAAAGTTGAATGATGCAAAGATTGAGTTACTTTCCAAGACGTCTCGCAGGCTCGTCTTTGTTATAGATAAAGACATCAATGGAAAGCATCTAGCAGAGGATGTCCTGAAGCATGGATGGGACATCACGTTTGCACCTGATGGCGCAAGTGATATCAACGATGCAGTGCAGCGGTTTGGTCGTGCTTGGACCGCCTATCAACTGATGAAGAATATTCCACAATCAGCAATGTCAGCGCAACTAGCTATCAACATGAACTGTAGGTGATATATGATTGATCTGTGGAACATCTCGATACCTCGATGGTCGAGCTCATCAAAAACAATTCATGCGACCACCATAAACGACGGCATTGTCATGACTCCACAGATCATCTTCAATGGTGCGCTGCGGCAGGAATGTACTGCCCGTGGTGCTGTCGAGCTTGTCACCTGGAGAGATTAATGGAACTTGAAAAACAAAAGCTCATGCTGAGCTGTCTTGCAAACAGTAGAGACCTAATGGCTCTCTGCTCTGGCATCATTCGACCTTCTTACTTTGATCCTTCACTAAAGAAGACAGTTCGTTTCATACAGGAATACTTTGACAAGTACAAGGATGTACCGAAGATCTCAGCCATCCGTGCAGAGAGCGGCATCCTGCTTGATGATGTGGGTGAGATGACTCGCGCTGAAGTCAAGTATGTATCCGAAGAACTAGAACTGTTTTGCAGAGAACAAGCGGTCACAGAAGCAGTCTTGTCAGGTCCTGAGCTAATCCAGAAAGGAGAGTTTGGTAAGCTCATTGAAGCGCTCAAATCAGCAACGTCTATCGGGCTCCAAAAGGATCTTGGTATGGACTACTTTGCAGATCCAGAAGAGCGTCTCCGCAAGACTCTAGAAGCCCATGCTCGTATCTCTACGGGTATCCCCGAGCTTGATGACGCTATCGGTGGTGGTGTATCCCGTCAGGAATTGTTGCTTTTCGCGGCAAACTCTGGCGGTGGTAAATCAATGACGATGTTGAACATCGCGAAGAACCTTCTTATGCAAGGCCTTAACGGTGTTTATATCTCGCTCGAAATGGCTGAGGGTGTTGTTTCCAAGCGACTCGATTCAATGATCACGCACATTGGTCAAGAGCAGCTCTTGAAAGAACTATCCAAGGTTGCTAGCCTTATTGAGAAGGCTAGTGATAAGATGGGTAAGTTCATCATCAAGCGAATGCCAGAGAATCGTACAAACGTAGATACGATCCGTTCGTACCTGCAACAGCTCGAGCAATCATCAGGCTTTCACCCAGACTTTATAGTCATAGACTACATCGACATCATGGGCACTACGATGAAAATCTCCTATGACAACCTGTTTGTCAAGGACAAGTACGTCACAGAAGAAGTTCGTTCGCTCGGTTACGACTTCGATGCTATCATTATCTCAGCTTCACAGCTTGGTCGGACAGCCATTGAAGCAGAGAAGCTTAGCCAGGCTCACATTCAAGGTGGCATCTCCAAGATATATACATCTGATTATACCATTGGGATTAAGCAGGACGACGTCATGCGTGCCCATGGTGAAATCTACTTTGACATTCTCAAGTCTAGAAATTCATCCGGGGTAGGAAGGCGCATCCTTCTTGGATGGGACCCAATCTCTCTGTGCATTCTGTCGCTGCAAAAGAAGCGTGATGGTTTGGAACTGAAGAAAAAGAAACAGCCCGTTATCTTGAATGATTCTGGGACGCTCTTTAAGAGAGAGGGAGACGAAGGAGTTCTTGGACTTATGACAATTTGATCTTATAGGAGAAACATACTGGAAACACC